CGTCACCGTTCGCGGCGCAGATCCTGCCAAGCCGCGGCAAGGGCGTTGGGGCATCGGGGACGCCGATGGGGCCGCGAAAGAATCGCGGCGACCGTGCCGGGCTGAACTGGCTCGTCGGCAAGACCGCCGAGGGCACGCAGATCGAGGCGACGTACGACACCAACTTCTGGAAGACGTTCGTCTCGGGCCGCCTGCGGCTCGGGCTCGGCGATCCGGAAGCCATCATGCTGCATGCCGGCAATCACGAGATGCTGATCGAGCACCTCGTGGCCGAGTTCCCGGTGCGCGTCGAGGCCCGCGGCCGGAGCGTGGACGAGTGGAAATCTGTCGCCCGCGAGAATCACTGGTGGGATTGCTACGATTCTCAGACTGATGTTCTTACTCAGCGCGGTTGGAAGCGATTTGCTGACGTTTGCGAAGACGACATTCTCGCTACCGTTGACCTGTCCAAAGATCGCATCGAGTACCAGGCTCCTACTCAACTAATCTCGCGTCTCTACCAGGGGGAAATGATTCAGATCGGAGGCGCTGCAGGGAGTCGTCTTGATCTCTGCGTGACGCCAGATCACCGAATGGTCGTCTATGAGGGTCAGTCGAGCAGAGGGCCGGTAATCAAGCAGGCAAAAGACCTCTCTATCTGGGACAAGATCAAGACGCGGGCCACCTGGATCGGCAATAACGTCCCGTCGATAGAACTCGCAGCAACAGGAAGAATCTCCGTAGCATCCATAGACGCTATTGATCTGGCGTCGTTCCTTGGTTGGTACGTGGCGGAGGGGTCATGTCGGGTGAATAAAGGACAGAAGGGAAAGACGCACGTCACTGTTATTTCACAAAACGCTGGGCCAAAGCAGGATCTGATAATTAATCTTGCCAGTAGGCTTCCGTGGACGTTTCACGCGACAAAGACGGCAGTCGTGTTTTCCAATGAGCAGGTGTACGACCTCGTGTCTGGACTTGGGGACAAATACACAAAGCGAGTTCCTCAGTGGATCAAGGATGCTAAGACAAACGTCATCGCGGCATTTGTCGAATCCGCAGTCAATGGCGACGGATGGAGGGATGGCAATCACGAGGCATACGCCACAGTGTCTCCCATGCTGGCTGACGATATGGCCGAGCTATATCTCAAGTTAGGGTACGGCTGTTCCATGCGAACTCGACCTTCCAAGCCGTATCTCATTCGCGGCCGTTTTGGAGCCAACACCGTCGAGCAACACCACGTGCACCGCTCTGACGCACGGTGGGGGTTGCTCCGAAACGCATCGAACACGCCAAACTTTCGGAGAGTCCCATACGACGGGATGGTCTATTGTGCCAGTGTTCCAAACGGCACTTTGATCGTCCGACGTAACGGGAAAATCGCCGTGTGCGGAAATTGTCTCGTCGGGTGCGCCGTCGCGGCGTCGATCACCGGCCTCGAGCCGGCCGCCAGCGAGGGCGGATTCCGGAAGCGGAAGAAGGTCAGCATTCCCGCCGGCCCTGACGGCAAGCGGGTGATCGTGACGAAGCGGGCGAAGTAGTCGCCACACCCCCTCTCGATCCGTTGCCGTCTCCGCGACTTTGGAGGCATGAGCGACGAACTTGCTAGCAAAATCGACACGGTGGCGCAGGGGCCGGCGTCTGTCCGCACCGACGCGGGCGAGGTCACGGCGCAGTCGATCCCCGACATGATCGAGGCGGACAAGTACCTCGCCGGCCGGAACGCCACGTCGGCCGGCAACGCTCACCGGGGGCTTCGGTTCAACAAGTTGATCCCTCCGGGGACCACCTAGATGGGAATCGTCTCCCTCATCCGCACCGGCCGCTGGTCGCCTCCGAAAAAGGCGATTCAGGTCGTTCGTCCGCTCGCACGGGCGCGGTTCGATGCCGCGCAGACGAGCGACGATTCCCGGCATTGGGCGAACGCCGACGCCCTCTCAGCCAACGCCGCTCTCTCGCCGGAAGTCCGGCGGATCATCCGCAATCGTGCCCGGTACGAGCGGGCGAATAACGCCTACGTGCATGGGATCTGCGTCACCAAGAGCAACGACCTCATCGGCACCGGGCCGCGAATCCAACTCGACACCGGCAACGCCGATTCCGACCGCGCTATCGGCCGGGCGTTCTTCGATTGGTCGTGGGCCGTCCGCCTAGCCGACAAGCTCCGCACCGCCACCGAGGCCCGCGTCCTCGACGGCGAAGCGTTCTGCATGTTCTTCACGAATCCGCGGCTCGACTCACGGGGCGTGCAGCTCGATCTCCGGCTGATCGAGGCCGACCAAGTCGCCTCGCCGGCCTACGACTACCAGCAGACCGTTTCGCCCGACGGCTCGCTCGTGGACGGCGTCGAACTGGACCGGCACGGCAACGTGATCGCGTACCACGTGCTCACGTCGCACCCCGGCAGCAACTACCTGATCGGCATCAACGAGTACGACACGATCGCCGCCGAGAACATGCTGCACTGGTTCCGGCCCACCCGGCCCGGCCAGCACCGCGGGCTCTCGGAACTGACTCCGTGCCTGCGGCTGACGGCGAACATGCGGCGGTACACGGAGGCCGTGATCCGCGCCGCCGAGATCGCCGCCGACCTTGCCGCGTTCGTCCACAGCAACTCGCCCGCCGCCCAGGTGGACGAGGTGGACGCCTTCGCCGCGATCGAGATCGAGAAGGGCACGCTGACAACGCTGCCTGAGGGGTGGGATATCTCCCAACTCAAGGCCGAGCAGCCCACCAACACGCACCAAGCCTTTACCCGGACGATTCTCGGCGAGATCGCCCGCGGAGTGAATCTGCCGTATCACAAGGCGGCTTTCGACGCCTCGTCCTACAACTACTCCTCCGCCCGCCTCGACGGGCAGCTCCACGAGCAAAATGTCCGCGTCGAGCGGGACGAACTCGAGCGGGCGTGGCTCGACAGGATCTTCCGCGAGTGGCTCGACGAAGCCCTGCTCGTCCCTGGCATGATTCCCGCCGGCCTGCCGCCGGCCTCGGAATGGAATTGGGCGTGGGTGTGGGACGGCCGCGAAGGCGTCGATCCCAACAAGGAAGCCAACGCCACCGAGACGAAGTTGGCGACGCTCACGACGAGCCTTGCCGCCGAGTACGCACGGCAGGGCAAGCAGTGGGATGTCGAGCTTCGGCAGATCGCTGCCGAGCGGCAGCTCATGGCCGAGCTTGGGCTGTCGATCGGCGACCGGCCCGCCCAGGTCGTCGTGCCGCAGGCGGAAGCCGTGGCCGCCGCCGGCGAGCCGGGCGTGATCGCCGCCGAGTCGTACAAGCCGACCGCCGAGATGGCCGACGAGGCCGAACGTGGCCTCGCCTGGCGTCGTGAGTTCAACCGCGGCGGCACCGAGATCGGCGTGGCCCGTGCCCGCGATATCGCCAACGGCCGGCCGCTCTCGCTCGACACCGTCAAGCGGATGGCGAGTTACTTCGCCCGGCACGAGGTGGACAAGCAGGGCGAAGGCTGGAGCCCCGGCGAGGACGGCTACCCGTCCGCCGGCCGCATTGCCTGGGCGCTGTGGGGCGGCGATCCCGGCCGCACGTTTGCCAATTCGATCACCGAGGAGGCCAACGCATGAGCGGACTGACGCTTCGCGCCGACGTTCGATTCGTGGCCGCCGACGCCGGCGAAGGCGAGGGGCTGTCCACGCCACGGACGCCGCGCTTCTCGATGGTCGGCTACACGGGCGGCATCATCCGCCAGTCGTGGAGCCGCGAGCCGGTTGTGATCGACCTCGCCGGCATGACCGTGCCGAGCGTGGTGCCGATCGTGTTCGGGCACGACTACTCGCTCGAGGCCGTCCTCGGGCAAGGGTCGGCGTCTGTCGGCTCAGAGCTCGTGATCGACGGCGCGATCCTCGCCAAGAGCGAGTCCGCCGGCCAGGTCGTGCAGCTCGGCGACGCCGGCTACCAGTGGCAAGCATCGGTCGGCGCGGACGTGGACGAGCAGACGCTCGTCGGGTCTGGCGACACCGTCACCGTCAACGGCCGGACCTTCGAGGGTCCGGTGCGAATCGTAACGCGTTCCACGCTGCGGGAATGCTCGTTTGTCACGCTCGGGGCCGATGCAGCGACGGCCGTCACCATTACCGCCAGCCAGGCGGAGGAGTCTCCAATGAACGACGAGACGAAGGCCGCCGACGGGATGCCGACGGGGCCGGACGTGCAGCAGCAGGACGGCGGCGCGATGCCGACCGGTCCCAGCGACGTGGCGAGTGCCGCTCCCAAGATCGACGTGCAGTCGATCCGCGAGCAGATCGTGGCCGATGTGAAGGAGGAACTGCTGAAGTCGCTCCGCGACGGACGCGGCCCGGCCATTCACGCCACGAAGCCGCAGCTCGACGACGATCAGGTCACGATCGCCGCGATGCAGATGGTCGGCGGGCTCGCCGACAAGGTCGAGGCGAAGTTCGGTGATTCGCCGATGATCGAGGCGGCTGCCAAGCGGTCCCGCAGCATCGGTCTGCAGGACGTGCTCCTCAGCGCTGCTCGCAAGGGCGGATACGACGGCGTCCAGAAGGTCAACGCATCGAATGTGGCGGTGGTGCTGCGGGCGGCTTTCGCCACCCACAACATCAGCAACATCCTCGCCGCGACATACGGCAAGTACCTCCTCGCCGGCTTCGAGGCCGTCGAGTCGGTGTGGGAGCAGATCAGCCTCGTTCGGCCGCTGAACGACCTCAAGGCTGCCACCGGGGTCCGCCTCGATGGCGGGTTCGTGTTCGACGAAGTGGGCAACGACGGGAAGCTCAAGAGCGCTGATGCTGGCGATGCGGCCCGCACGCTCCAGGCGAAGACCTACGGCCGGATGTCGTCCATCACCCGGACGGACATCATCAACGACGATCTCGGGGCTCTGACGGCGGTTCCCCGCCGGCTCGGTCGCGGTGCCGCGTTGAAGTTCAATCAGGTGTTCTGGGCGGCGTTCGAGGCTTCCAACTCGACCTACTTCCAGGGCGCGACGGCGGGTGCCGGCAACGCCCTGGCGATCGGCTCGGTCGAGACGGCTTACGGTGCCTATCGGTCGCTCACCGATCCGGACGGGGCTCCTCTCGGCATCACGCCGAAGATCCTCCTCGTGCCGGTGGGACTGCGGATCACGGCGGACAAGATCCAAACCGGCAACACGCTGTTGGCGTCGTCGCTCGGTTCGACCTCGTCCAAGGTGCTCGAGCCCCAGGCGAACGTGCTCGCCGGGAAGTTCACGATCGTCGATTCGGCCTACCTCTCCTCGTCTTCGACGTGGTGGCTGGCCGCCGACCCGGCGGACCTCCCGACGATGGAAGTTGGCTTCCTGAACGGTCAGCGTCAGCCGACCGTCGAGCAGGCGGAGGCCGACTTCGACACGCTCGGCATCCAGGTTCGCGGGTACTTCGATTTCGGCGTGAGCAAGGCCGAGAGCCGCGCTTGCTACCGCATGGCGACTGCCTGATCCGCGTCAACGTAGACAGCACCCGTGGGCCGGGCCAAGCTCCCGGCCCACGGGGTGACGTTCCACCAATCACCAACCAACGAGGTTCCAAGTTATGGCGACGTTCAAGAGCGATTCCGGCGTGTGGGACTACACGCCGAGCACCGCGAAGGCGGTCGGCGATGTGGTCATTCTTGGCAAGGTCGTCGGCGTCGTCTGCCGGCCGATCGCTGCCAGCACCAAGGGCGCGGTCACCACGAAGGGCGTCTTCACGTTCGACAAGGTCACGGGCGGGGCTCTTTCCGCCGGTGCCGTGGCCTACCTCCACTCCAACCTGAAGGTCACCGGCTCCGCGACCACGACCGGCATCGCCGGCGTCGTGGCTGTCGATGCGGCCGCCGGTGACACCACGGTCGACGTGGAACTCAACGGCGGCTCGATGTACGACCTCAACGCCACCGGCCCCGCCTGAGAGTGATTCATCCCGCAAGCCGGCGGCGGTTGCCTCTCCTCGGGCACCGCCGCCGGTCTTGTGTTCACGAGGTGACCGATGGCCGACATGCTCTCAGCCGGTGCCGCGTGGCTCGCCGACCAGTTTGCTGCGTCGGCATCGCTCACCGTGGCATACAAGCGCGGCGCGAACTCTTCGCAGTTCGTCGCCACGATCGGCAAGAGCATGTTCGAGTCGTCGGGCCAGAACGGCGTCACGGAGCAGTGGGAATCGCGGGACTACATCGTCAAGACGGCCGACCTGCCGTACGGCGAGCCGCTGCGGGGTGACCTGATCGTCGAGGACATAGGCGGTGTGTCGGTGTTCTACGAAGTGACCGCACCTCGAGGCGTGCCGCTGTTCCACTACGGCGACGCCTTCCAGCAGCTCGTCCGGGTTCACACGAAGCGGTCGGACCGCGATCAGACGTACATCATCACGGACCAGGGCGAAGAGATCGTTGTCCCGCTGACCGCTCAAGGGTGACCGCATGCCGCTCTTCAAGCGTGTCGATCAACTGCCCGCGGCGACCGGCGTTACCGGCACCGACTTCCTGATTCTCTCGCGGCCGTCCGGCCCGACGGGCACGGTCGGCACTCGAGCGGTGACGCTCTCGCAGATCCTCGCCCTCGCTACGGGCGGCGGGGGAAGCGGCGGTGCGACCGGGCCTACGGGTGCGCCGGGATCCGCTTCGACGGTGACCGGGCCGACGGGCGTTGCCGGTAGCAACGGGGCGGCAGGCAGCAACGGAGCGGCTGGGGCCACCGGCCCGACGGGCAGTCCGGGCGCGGCGGGGCCGCCGGGCAACGACGGCGCGGCTTCCACGGTTACCGGCCCGACCGGCGCGCCGGGGCAGGCCGGCAGCAACGGAACGAACGGCAGTAACGGCGCGGCGGGCGAGCAAGGTCCGACCGGCCCGGCCTATCAGACCACCGTCACCGGCGTCTCACTCTCGGGCACCGGCACGTACAACCCGTTGACACTCGACGGCGCGTTCGACGTGTATTACCTGACGCTCGCCACAGGCGCGGCGATCCAGGCTCTTTCAATCACGGGGCCGACCGGCACCACGAAGCAGTTCTTAAACATCGGCACCACCGGAGCGGCGACGTTCAATCACGCGACCGGGACCAATGCCAACGCTCGATTTGCGGTGCCGTGGGCCGGATCGGTGGTCGCGCCGACGGGCGGCGGAAACGTGGTGGCGCAGTACGACGGCACTCAGTGGCGGGTGATCTGATGCCGCTGCCTGTTTTCGTCTCCGAGACGTTGCACCACGAAGCGATTGACTGGGCCACCCGCGTCTCGGCCAACGGCGGCACGATCTCGACGACGACGCTGCGGGCAGTGTCGGATTTCTGCGCGGCCATCGACCGTAGTGGCCTGCGCTCATCGATGTACCGGCTGAACCTGTTTGCAGGCGGCAACCTGTCGGGATGCCTCGTCCCGCTCTACCGATCAGCATCGTTTGGCGGAACACACCTCGGCAACGCTACCGACACGAACGCCAACTTTGTGTCGGGCGATTTCGTAGAGACAGGATCAACCGGCGGGCTGAAGGGCAACGGGGTCAACAAATGGTTGAACACCGGATTAACGCAAGCCAACATAGGCTCCGTCCTTAATATTCATATGTCAGCCTCGGGAACCTCTCTAGAGACTGGACCGACGGGAGCAAGAGCCGCGCTCGTCGGCGCTTACACAAACGCCGCCAGTAACGCATCGATCTTGTGGGCGCGAGACAACATCTTTACGGGCCGCGTGGCGTACTCTGGAAACTTCAATCACGTTACGGGAACGTCTACGGCAACGGAATCTCATGTTCTGTTTAGCAGGTCGAGTTCCACTAGCTCGAACTTGTACCAAGGCGGATCGTCAGTCTCGTCTAATTTAGCGGGAGCAAGTTCGTCTGCTGGAACAGCAGCGTTCGGCGTGTTTGCGGTAGGTTTTAGCGGTGGGATTGCCAGTGAGTACACCGCGGCGCGGATCCGAATGTACTCCATTGGAACCAGCCTCAACGCCACGCAAGCCGCCGCGTTCTCTGCAGCGGTGATTCAGTTCAACGCCGCCCTCGGGAGGTAACGCGATGCTTTTGCGCGACCTCTCGCTGCCGATCTCCGAAGCCGAGGCCCGCGGGCTCGCGCTCGTCTTCGCGCCCGCCCTGGCCACAAGGCTCGGCCAACTTCACGCCGCGCACGGCTCGCCAAACTGCGTCCCGGTGCCGTCGCTGTTGGTCGATGGTCGGCTGATGCTCGGGGCCGATGTGCTGACCGAGGTGCGGCCAGGCGGGCTCCTCGCCGCCATGTGGCGCGCGGCCGATCAGTCGGTCCTCGGGGCGAGCGTCGAGGTGATCTCTTGGGCCGAAGCAGTGGCGATGCTTCCGCCGCCAGAGCCGATGCCGTGGGGTGAATGACGCACCCCCTCCGCCGCCCCCGCCCCTCCCGGCACGATTGCCAGCCGAGGAGGACCGAATGCACGAACACCTACACGCCTTGGCGATTCACGCCTTCTATTGCGGCGAGATCGAGACGGGACGACGAGCGAGCGACCGGCTACTCAACATGCCGCTGCCGGACGACCTCGAGCGACAGGCTCGGGCCAATCGCACGTGGTACACGCCGCTCCTGGCTGAGCTGGCGTTCCACAGGTTCCAGCGGATCGAAGTCGAGCCGGCACACGCCGGCTGGACGACCTTTAATCCGACCGTCATGCCCGACGGCACCGGCCTCCTGGCAATCGTCCGGTCGAGCAACTACCGGATCGACGCGGCCGGGCGGTACGTGATCCCGACGGAGGACGGCGGGGCGATCCGCACTGAGAACATCCTCTGCCGGATCGACAAGGACGGGAACGCCTACGACCGGCGGGTCATCGTGCCGCCCGCCTACGAGCCCAACGGATTCGCGGTCCACGGCCTCGAAGACTGCCGGCTCCGCCGGACGCCCCGCGGCGTCGGCGTCTCGGCAACGGTCCGCGACGCGGCACCGTGGCAGGGGCAGTGCCGGATCGGGGTGGCCGATCTCGACGTTGGCGAGGCCCGGCTGCACGGGCTCCGGGTGCTCGAATGGGAAGGGCTCCAGCCCCACGAGAAGAACTGGATGCCGATCGACGGCCAGGACGGCTGGCTGTACGCCGCCAACCACGGCGGGCAGACGGTCACGGTGGCGGCCGACGCCGACATGCCGGGCGTGTACGAGGTGGCGGCCCGCGGCGCGGCTCCGCACCTCGCCAAGGGCTTCCGGGGCGGCGGGCAGCTCGTGACGGTGCGCGGCGGCTGGCTGGCCATAGTCCACGAGGTGGCACACCTCGAGGACGGCCGGCGA